ATACGACCTTTGTGTGAATGTTTTAATATTGTATCTATAAAAGTTGTGTGTGATTTATTAATCTCTCGTGCATGTGCTATGGCTTTTGCAACAGGGTGAGTTTGGTTCTGTAACCAATTTTTAGTAAAGCTTGGTGCTTCAGTTTTTAAAGTTCGTTCGTAAGGTAATTTTAATTTATCAAATACTTCGGCTATAGATCTTGCGGCCCAGATCTGTACATCAATGCCTGTTACTTTCTTAACTTCTTGTAAACATTTCTTTTCATCTGTTACTAATTCTTTTTTTAATTTGTGTGCTGCATCGACATCTACACGTACCCCTAAGAATCTCATGTCAACAAGACACGGAAACAATTCTGTTTCAAGATCAAAGATAGATTGTACATCTTCATCTAGTATTTCTTTTTTCATTTCTTGCCATAGTTTTAGAGTCAACACTGCATCTTGCTCGGCATATTCTCCAACATACATTGCAGGCAGTTTATACATCTCTGACTTAGCATCTATGCCCCAATGCGCTGCAGTTTCCTTTAATACAGCCTCATTCTTGCCTATTCCGACGTAATCACGACCCAAACTACCTAAATCATATCGAAAGCGATTCTCGTCTACGAGAGAGCCAGCAATCATGGTATCTACTATCTTACCCTGTATTTTAAGGCCCATAGACCTAATCCAACATACATCGTACATTGCATTGTGAAATATCTTAATTGCAGGTGTATTTAGTACATCTGTAAACCATTTTATAACCATGTTCTTATCCATGTTACCACCACCTTCATGTGCGATAGGATAATATCCAGACCAACCTTCTACAGCAACAGCTATACCTACAACGTTACCATTACCAACTACAGATCCTGAACCTGTTGATTTTAAATCTGGGTCTTTAGTTTCTAAGTCAATTGCAATCTCATCATACTTTGATAAGTCTGGAAAAGATTCTGGTGGTACCCACTCTGTTTGAGGTTTGAATATAGGTTTCATGAATAGTCTCTTTCTAAAATCATTTCTAAATAATGTATTGCTTTATTTATGTCTTCTTCTTTCCCCTTCGACTGATGTCTACAGATATATTTTATAGCATTGCCTTCCGCAAAAAGCAATTTGTTTTCGTTTATAAACTCTGCGGGTTGTATCTTCATTTGTTTATAATGTTTTCCACCAACTTGATTGTCTAGTGAATCGTATGTTGCTTTTTTAAATAGTTCTTTGTTTGTCATAGATTATAAGCCTTCTTTGTTTGTGGTTCGATTATGTATAAGTTTTTTTCTGTTCTTGTGCAGGCAACATAAAACAATCTATGTGTATCATCCGGATCTTTTTCATAATCTATAAATGCTGCACCGGCCAAGTCTGTTATTATAACTACGTTTTCTCTTTCATTACCCTTAACGCCATGTATCGTTGATATACTAATTCTAGGATTGCTATCTAAATTTTCTCCTGATTTAATTAATTTTTTTATTTTATATATATCTTCATCACCTATTTCATTTAATGCTTCATCCCATTCAGTTTCTGTTTTAAGTCCATACTTTTCTTTTAATGTATCTATGTCGTAGAACCCTTCTTTAATTATTGTTTTAAATAACTTTGGATCCCAATTATCTTTAGTCATCTTTGCAGCAATTTTCTTGATATCATTATAGTGTAAAGGTACACCTTTTTTTAAATCATTCCATTTTTGTATAATTTCATATATATTTTTTACCCTTGGCACTGCGTTTCTTCTCTGCCAATACAATTCTTTTTCATCTAATATGTTTCCAATACCTGCCAACATATAGTTAGCTTGTGCTAATACTAACCATCTACCTGTTGAAAAATCTACTTCATGTAGATCATCACAGTATTTAACAGATCCCTCTTCTTTTTTTGGCAACCATTCTTTCTCTACTCTGTTGTGTACTTTTTTTATTATCTTGTTTGCTAATGCAAAAGGTTTTTGTGGTACCCTTTGTGATTGATCTAGCACAGTTCTTTTACCTTCTAGATTTATA